ATAACGTGTTGTCCATCAGTTAACAGCAGAATTGTATTTGATCCACGCTGAATTTGCCAATGTACGTTGTTACCGCAAGACCACTCGGCTGAAACAATGTTCATACGAGTAACGGTTTCACCTGCAGAGTTTGCTCCAATAGTAACTGTTGGATGATTTCTTTTAATGAAACCGCTTGCATTGAACTTAGCAATAAACCAACCGCCCTTGACGTGTTTGTTAACAATACCTTCGGCGGCCATTACTCGTCCTCGCTCATTACTTCAGCAACGAAATCAAGGATACGCTCGAATGAATCGACGCTCTCATTGACAGCTGCCTTGAATACAGCCTGATTGCCTGTGGTTAATCTGTCGAACACTTCGTGAATCGAATTGTAGATGTCAGCGTTGATCTCGATGACGTCGCCGTTCATCAGTTCGAATTCCATAATGTCTTCATCCGACTCACTGATCACTGGAGCGCTGATGAAAACTGATTCTCCGAATGATGGCGACTGAACTGCTGAAGGAGAAGTCTTAACTGGCTTCATATCACCCTGTGTTTTGTCAGCGCGAGTCAGTGGTGTCTTGTTACCCTTGAATCCAGATTTGTCAGCGAGCTTTGATGTGCCTTGCTGAACAGGAGCACGATCGCCGTTGTTTGGCTGATGATCAGTTTCCTTAGTATCGCCGCCAACTTTCTTTGCAGGATAGTCAGTTACTTCGCGCGTGTGCGCGTCAGCGAAATCTTGTTCACCCTGCGCGCGAGGACGCAGAACTTTGGCTTCTGGATTCTCTTCGCTGGCGATAGCTTCACGCAGTTGTCTGAATGTCTTCATCGGTTTCAATCTCCTGCTCTGCTGAGAGCTCTTCTTCCTGCTGTTGCGGCGCAAACATAGTAGATGCGATTTCGATCTTCTTTAGCTCAAGCGCGTCTTCGATTTTAGCTCCAAGTGCGGCTCCAATGGCGTCGCGAAATCTTGCTGCGTCTTGCTCGGCGGCTGCTTGAATTGCTGTGTAAATCTGTTCCATAATAATTACTCCGTTGTGAATCTATTTATAAAAAAAATGATTTATTGTGCCTTGATAATTGAAAGGATTTCATCACGATGTGTTAGATACATGTAATAATGACAATACCAGGGCCACCAGCTCCGCCGGCACCTCCAGTAGTTCCACCACCCCCGCCACCACCTCCACATCCGACACCACCATTACCGCCACGTCCAGCTACACCGTTAATTCCACTAGATCCTGCTCCTCCAAGAGCGTAGAAAGGTTTAAAAGAAAACATGCCGTCTGCACCATTCGAAGAAGATCCTGCTGCATTAGCTAAAATACTAGGTCTACCAAAAAGGCTAGCAGTTCCAGGAGCGATTCCACCTCCAGCTCCAGTAGCGTTAGCAGCATCAACACAGCCTCCTCCTCCTCCACCAGTAATAAATAATGCTGAATGAGCACTCACGGTTGTGGCTGCGGTACTTGTGGTGGCACCAACAGTTCCATTTTGACCGACTATAAAAGAAAATATACCCATGCTTGCAAGTGGATGATTACTCGTTGCTCGCACTGGACCTCCTCCTCCAGCGCCTCCACCAGAAGATCCTGCGGTACCACCGCTACCAGCAGTTGCCACAACAATAGGAAAATTTGTACTTGGATCAAGGGTAACCATTGATCCTCTCTGTGACCCTCCAACATAAACATATAAAGTGTCAGGTAATAGGAAAGCAGGAAACAAAGCTGTAGTTATACCACCACTTCCTCCACCTCCTCCACCATTTCTAAGCGTGCCTGATGCACCAGATTGTCCAGCGCCTCCTGGTCCTCCCCCTCCTATGCTAAGGATGTATATAAACGAAATACCTGATGGTTTACTCCAGGCTTGAAATGAACTGACTGTATCATCATTGGCTCGAAAGATAAATGTTCTATCACTTTCTGGTTGATTTATAAATGAAAACATTATACAGACTCACTATACCAAGAAGGAATAGGAGGATTAATATCTTTACAACTATAAGTTACACCAGCATCTCCGTTAACAGGTAATTCAACTTCATTACCGTTTATATCAAACCATCTGGATACACAACCATTAATGTTTTCTTGATAGAGTTCGCCCTCATATCCTCTTGTAAATTCCATAAGAATTAATGCCATTAGTAATCTCCTCCATATGCAGATACTAAAAAAGTACCAGTTGAGTATGTGCCAATTGTCGCATACACTCTCCATGAAGGAGGAAGAACAATACCTCCTCTTGATAACGGTATCAAATAATCAGGGGTTGCAGCAACTTGAGTTGTTGTTATAATAGGAATTGAAAACTCAGAAACTAAAGTATTATTAGTTGTAGTAGCTAAAGCTGATCCGTTGTTTAACCAAACACGAAATACGGTTGCTACAGTAGATGTACCTGGTAGATACTTAACTCTCACTTCATTAACTATAGAACCGTTAGTTGCATCTGCAGTAAAAATAAGTCCCGCATTTGTTAGATCCGCTCCTGTTACTGCAGATGCTAATTGGGCGATACCTATCTTACCTATCCTACCAAAAATTGGTGTAGAATTCCCTGGCATGTTATAAACTCCTTAGAATGAAATAAATTTGAAAGCGTAATTTACGCCAAGATTTGTACCGCTGCTAAACGTAATAGTATCAGTAGTTGGATTTGCAGCTAAGGTAATACCAGAGCCAGCAACTAGTGTTAGTCTGTCTGTTGTTGAATCTGCTGATACTACGTTAGCACCTACAAGGATACCAGAGAATCCGTTAGCACCACCACCAGATACAGGCGACCAATAAACACCTGTTCCCGATGTTCTTAGATAGTGTCCAGATGTTCCTGTAGAACCGTTAGCAGTTAGTGTGCCTGTAATTACTGGATTGTTTTTAGTGAGATATGTTGAAACTGCGTTGGCAACTTGAAGATAAGCATTTGCGGCAACAACACCAACGTTGGTAACAACAGTATCATTTTGTGTTAGATTTTTAACAGTTGCAGTCGTAATTGATACAAGACCACTAGAACCACTCGATGCTCCAATTTCGAATACAGATGTGCCGTTAGAAGAATAGAGTTTCTGATCTTTATAGTTGATCGCAAGCTCACCAACGCTGAGCGAAGCTGTGTTTGGTTGTTTACCCGAAACGCCACTGCGTTTGATTTTGATAGTCGATGCCACACCCTACTCCTAGAAAGGAAAGGTGGGTGAAACACTTGTCACCCACCTGTGCATATTCAATTTAGTATGTTCCGCCGTCAATTACAGCTTCAACTGTTGCAACAGCGTAACCGGTTGCGCCAGTATCTACTGTTGTTCCTGGTTCTGTTTGAGAACCAGTATAGAATTTAAATACGCCGTCTGTTGCATCGCGGAACAAACCAGAATACTTTGTTCCTGATGAAACGTACTTACCATAGAAACCTACGTCAACTACATCTGTTGAGTTATTAGCAGCCAACTTGATCATCGAGTCATCAACATTCAGAGTTGATGATGAGATATAAGTTACTGCACCTTCAACAGTCAGATCACCGTCGATGATTGTTGAACCGCTGATTCGTGTGTTACCAGAAACTGCGAGATTTGTGCCAACGGTCAAACGACCTGTGTGATTGAAGAAACCAGATGTTGATGGGCTTGATTTTACCGCGTATAATGCAGCAGCGTTCGCAACTTGCAGATACTGCGTTGAAGGCGGAAGCGCATCCCAATATGCAGCTGTTCCAGTTGAACGAAGGAAGTATCCAGCAGAACCAAGTGAGTTGTTGGCCTTAAGACCTACGACGCTTGTGTTGCCTGAAACTTCAAGATTAGTGCTGATTGTCGCGCGTCCCGTATGCGCGAGCACGCCTGAAGTTGTTGGTGATACTTTCGTAGCATATAGGGTAGAAGCATTGGCTACTTGTAGGCGATCAGAAATTAGCGTGCGAAGTGCTGTATTAGTACCAGTTAGATTGGTATTAACAAGAGTGACGCGAGATGTCTGTGTTGCAATAGAAGCATTAGTATTCGCAAGCGCAGCGCGTTCAGTAGCTTTTGTTTGATAAGTTGCTGATGCGTTTGCAACTTGCAGTCTGTCACTGATCAGCGTACGAAGGGAAGTGTTCGTGCCAGTGAGATTAGTATTGACAAGTGTGATACGACTTGCTTGTGCAGCGATATATGAATTGGTATTAGCCAAAGCGTTACTGAAAGTAACAGTTCCTAGCTTCGTCGCAATCGCAGCGTTCGTATTAGCAAGAGCTGCACGTTCTGTAGCGATCGTTTGATAGGTTGCAGCGGCATTGGCTACCGAGAGATACTGAGCTCCGATACGATAGATCGAAGAACCGTCACCTACGAAGAGCAAACGATCTGGAATGTTAACTGCGATTTCGCCAGCGGATAGAGTAGACGGCGCAGATCCTGGCGTCGTACTTCTTTTGATCTTAATTACTGATGCCATTTCTTACACCTCTGTTAACTGACAGACTGCTGCTTAATGTCTTACGTTCTTTTACAGCTGTCAGGTTTTTTATTTGGTCTTTATAAACGCTATTTATACTTTTGACTTCAGATAGCTCTTTTTCAAGCATTGTGTTCTTAGTCTTTAGTAAAAGTAGCTCTTGCTGCAATAAGTTAATCTGTTCTTGCTGCTGTTCCATATACTGATTCAGCGCAATCATTTCCACAGACTTATCATAATTAAAATCGTCTGACATTACGGAAACGAACCTCCGTCGACATCGTCGAATTTAGGGACTCCATTAGATCCGATCTGCATGATCTTGCCATTAGATCCAGTCGCAAAAGCGAAAGCCGTGCTATTAGAAGCATACATCACACCGTTTTGCGTTAGTGATGATTTGCCTGTTCCGCCATATTGTGTTCCTAGAACATTGTTCAGCACAAGATTAGTAATCGTAAGATTTTGAAACGTGCTTGGCGTATTAGATGAAACTACTACACTTTTAGCTTGAATGGGTACGAGCGCACCAGTATTACCTACGAACTGAATAACACCATTTCCAGTAGCTTTAAGCTGAATTGTGCCAAGATAAAGTGTGTTACCAGAAAGATAAAGAGAACGCCACCTTTTCGTAGGCGTACCGAGATCATACGTTATGTTCGCTTGTGGAACAACGTTTGTTGTTATACTTTGAAGATTAGCTGAAGCCGCGCCTATTTCGCTAAACTTAGCAAGTCGCGTTCCACCAACAGTTACGCCGTCGTGGACGCGCAGAGTCTTGTTCGTGGTATCAACAGTAATTTCACCGTTCGCTCCCGTGAACGAATTGTGTTGTCCTGCACTACCTCTTCTGAAC